TAAAAGTTTACGAAAAAATGAAAGTTTATATTGGGCCGTATAAAAACTGGTTTGGTCCATATCAATTGGCCGAATTTCTTTGTTTTTGGGCAAAGAAGGAAAAAGATGAATATGGATTTAAATGCAACCCTGAGTGGGTGCATAATTTTGGCGAATGGCTTGCACATGGTAGCGTGGAAAAAGAAGATCCAAAGGTAGCTACACGTTGGAACAGAGACCGCCCTGAAACATGGTTGTATAAATTTTTGCTTTGGATTGAATCTAAAAGAAAACGTATTATATATGTAAAGATTGATAAGTATGATACTTGGAATATGGATTCAACTTTAAATCTTATTATTCTTCCTATGCTGAAACAATTGAAAGAAACCAAACATGGTTCTCAAATTGTTGATGATGAAGATGTACCAGAAAATCTTCGTACTACATATAATTCTCATGATTATGATCAGCACGAACTCTTTCCTGAAAAGAAAGAGGAGGCCGATAAAGCTGCAGATGACCTGCTTCATATGCGTTGGGAATATGTTATGAATCAAATGATTTGGTCATTTGAACAACTTGCAAGTGATTGGGAAGACCAATTTCACAAAGGCAAAGCTGATTGGATGAGTGAGCCTTGTGAATGGGATGAAAATGGTAAAGCAAAAATGTACAAAATGATTGAAGGTCCAAATCATACAGCAGAGTTTGATGTAGACACTTATCAAGTACATAGTAAAAAAATTGATAACGGTTTACGTTTGTTCGGCAAATACTATAGGGGGCTTTGGGACTAATGCATTGCTTTCTTTGTTATAAAGAATATTCGCCGTCTTGCGACTTTCATCAAGGTAGATGTCCTTATCATAAACCTACATTTGATATAAATAATTTATTTAATTCAATCATTAGGAGAAAGTTATGGAAATTATGCTTGGTATTGTTATTCTTGGCGGTATTATTATTCTTGCCTACAATTTATTAAACAAAGAAAAAGCGGACGGAACACATCCTCTTGATTCAGTTACACAACCTGTAGAAGAGAAACAACCTGCTGAAATGTATGAGCCGATTGAGCCTGTAAAGTCTGCGCTTGCACCGGCACTTGTAAAGGCAAAAGAAGTGTCTACGAAAAAAGCACCAGTAAAAGTTATATCAAAGCAAGCAAAGAAAAAGTCAAACGCAAAGACTACTGTTACTTAAATTTACTACTATAATATAGGGTAAATAAATAGATTGAATTCAAAAATATATGATATTATCATATAATATGTTTAAAATTTTCATAGTAGTTCTCGTAAATAAGTACTAATTTATGTATAATTACCGTACATTTGACAGCAGCCAGAAAATGCGGTATCATATATACAAATAAAAGGAGAACTTCCATGAAACTTACAGCCTTAGTCGCGGCGCTTTTCGTCGCATCAACTGCCGCTCATGCGGAAGTTAGGTTTTCGAAAGATCAACGACAACCTGAATCTCGCGCCGCTGACGGTGCCGGCGGGCAGGTCTATACGCCTAGCCCTCTTTTTGATGTTCCAAATCAGTTGATTCGATATGCACCTGTTGTTAATATTGAAACCATGTCAAAGTTGGAAACAGGTGTCACTCAGAGACAACTCTGTGGTGTGACTACTGTTCCTATTCAACGTAATGTTCCAATCGTAGAACCAACATACAATCAGAACGGCGCTCTTATCGGCACCGTGATTGGCGCCGCTATCGGTCACAGAGTATCAGGAGGTAATTCTGGTGCAACAATTGTTGGTGGTGTTGTCGGTGCCGGTGTGGGCGGTAACTCTGGCCAACGTATCGTTGGTCATACTACACAAACGATTGGCTATCAACAACAAAATACTTGCCAAATTATTGAAGAACCTTACAGTCGTAACGTGATCGTTGGTTATCTTGTAACCTATGATGACAATGGTGTAAGAAAAACTATATCGACTACCGTTCATCCCGGTCCGTATGTGAGGCTTGTAACTACTACAAGAACTGAGATGTAATGTTTTTCATATACGGCGCACCGAACAGCAAAGCATGTGAGAAAGCAGAATTTTTACTTTATACGATGAACTATGAATATCGTATGTACTTATATGAAATTGATTACACTCTCAATCAACTTCAAAGGCTGCACCCTGGCACACAAACTGTACCTCACATTTATTATGGCACAAAATATATCGGCGGCGTAAAAGAACTTTATGAATACCTATACAATGGTCAAGATAATGACCGAGAGCGAAGAACCAAACAAAGAGAAGTTAAAGGCATTATTAATTTCATTAATGAGAACAAACAAAATAATAGTGAAAATTCTGCAAGGAAAGAACAGTAAAGTAGAAAGCATTTGGAATCTTGAAACTAATTCTTGGACCTATAGACCTATATCATGAGAAAGATTACATCAGAAATTGGTGCTGAACCTATTTACACAAATGTGGAAGGTAAAAGTGAACAAAGTGTTTTGATTAACGCATTTAATTGGTACAACTACAATTGCGGAAAGAAAGAAGCAAAAGAATTTGTACTTGACTATTTAAAATTTATTGGACGTAGTAAGAATGAAATTTTTGCAATTCGCTCTGTATCAGAATCTAAAATTAATTTACAATTTAGTTGGCTTGCGCGTATGTTGTGTCTTGGTTTTGTACCAAGTAACAAGACCAAGCAATTTATTGCAACTAAGTATAAAGAATTATTGATTGTAGCAAATAACGATCTAAAAACTACAAAGGTAGTGACTGAAGATACATCAAAGGTCAACATTCAGGATCGTATTCGCGAAAAGGCAAGCGAAGAAACTGGCGAAGTGGAAAGTTTAATTGATGATTTTGTGCTTGGTGGCTGTAAAAATCCTATCAATATGGAATCTTATTTTCGTTCGCGTAATCTATCATCTGTAGTGATGACAAAGATTTGCAACACGTTCATTGAAAGAGCCAAAGAGATTGAAGAGGTGCTTACCTCTGATGATCCGCAATTGAAAGAAGGTTATTCAAACTTCACCAAACCTGAGTTGCGTAAATTCAAAGAATTTTTGAATTCAATTGTAATTACCGCAAACAGTTGTGCAAGTATAAAACCAACACGCAAGAAGCGTAAGGTAAAAGAAAAGCCTGCGACTGTTCTAGTTGCAAAGATGAATTATGCAAAAGATTTTGCCGAACTTGGTTTAATAAGTGTTGCCCCAGAGAAAATAATTGATGCATTACAAATATGGACATACAATACAAAGACAAAGTTGCTTGGTGTTTACAATGCGGATAATCCAAAAGGTTTGTCTGTGAAGGGTAGCACCTTACAGAACTTTAACGAACAAACTTCTATTGGCAAACGTCTACGCAAGCCAGCGGTAACCATTAAGGAATTAATGGAAGCTAGTAAAGTAAAGACCAAAAAAATTCTATCAGATTTGTCTACCAAAGAAATTAGCTTGACAGGACGCATGAATTCTGATACAATTATTCTTAAAATAGTAAATTAGGATATTGAAATGATTTTACTTGATTTAAATCAAGTCATGATTTCCAATCTCATGATGCAACCAGGCATCACTAGTACGGGGATTAATGAAAATTTAATTCGTCATATGGTGCTCAATAGTATTCGTATGTACAATGTAAAATTTAAAAATGAGTACGGTGAACTAGTGATTTGTGCAGATGATAAGAAATATTGGCGCAAAGACTTGTTTCCATATTATAAAGCAGCTCGTAAAAAAGCACGCGAAGAATCTCCATACGATTGGAATTTAATTTTTGAAATTCTCAATAAAGTGCGAGATGAGATTCATGAGAACTTTTCATACAAAGTACTTCAGGTCAACAAAACTGAAGCCGATGACATAATTGGTACTGTTTGCACAAACTACGGTGTAAAATTAAAAAATTTTCAAAGTGAAAAAATTCTCATTCTGTCGAGTGACAAAGACTTTATGCAATTGCAGAAGTTTGTCAATGTAGAACAGTACAGTCCTATTGTAAAGAAGTTTCTTAAGACTAGTGAACCAGTCAAGTTTCTCAAAGAACATATTATTAAAGGTGACCGCGGCGATGGTATTCCAAACATTTTATCTAGTGATGATACATTCATTACAGAATCTCGTCAAAAACCTGTAACTGAAAAAAAACTAAATACATGGGTAACGCAAAACCCACAAGAATTTTGCGATGAATTCATGATGCGTAATTATCAGCGCAATGAAAGTTTAATTGACTTATCTAAAGTACCAACTGAATACACAAATAAAATTTTGACTACTTATCATACTCCTAAAAAAATAAAATGTAAAGACAAGATATTTAACTATTTCATCAAGAATCGCATGAAACAATTAATGGAACACATACAGGAATTTTAATATGACGATTGACATTAGTAGATCAACGTTACCAGAATTACTTAAAATTGTAAACGAAGTACCGGCAAAAAATCGTGTGGCACATTTGCGAGAAATTGCAAATTTGAAACCTGAACTAAAAACTGTTCTAGCTTTTACATTTCACAAGGATATAAAATTTGATTTACCTGAAGGTACACCACCTTTCAAAGAACTTGACATACCAAACAATTGGGGTTATAATAGACTTCCTAAAGAGTTAAAAAAATTTGGGTATTTCGAAAAAGGTGCAAAAAATAATTTAACAAGAGTGCGCAAAGAAAAAATCTTTATTGAATTGTTAGAGAGCGTTTCTTCCGATGAGGCAAAACTTGCTATCATGATTAAAGATAAAAAATTATCAGCCTATAAAGGCATTACTAGAAAAGTAGTTGAAGAAGCATTACCTGAATTATTCATAGGAGAATTGCAAGAGTAACATGTCTAAAACGGATAAGAAAATTAAAGGATTTCGTGAGTTTATTGAAGATGATGAGTATAACAAATCAAATCCAAAGAAAAAACCTTTAAGAGAAAACAAAGGTAAGAATCATCAAAGATTACAACAAAAATTGCGTAACTTTGATCCTAACAATTTTAATGATGAAGATTTTGATGAATTTGAAGATAAATGGAGTCATAGATGAATAATGCAAAAAACATAGCGGCTTTTGTTGGTATTTTTGCACTTTTGCTTGCAATTTTATTGCCGTTTATTTTTATTTGGTCAATTAATACATTGTTTAGTTTAAATATTGTTTATGGATTTTGGGAATGGCTTGCTGCATTTTGCCTTACTTCATTTATGAGTGTAAGGCATATAAATTCATTCAAAAATAATTCTTAATTTATTACACAATTTGCCTTATTAGTATAGTGGTATTATGTCGGTTTTGTAATCCGGAGACGGCAGTTCGATTCTGTCATGAGGCATCATAATTTGTATGGAAGAAAAATATGCCAAATAATCAAATTGACTATTCAGATTTTTATGATAGAATTGCTGATGCTCTAGAAACCTTGGTGTTGAATTCTACAACAATCAAAGATTCTTTGAATACTATAGCTACAGAAATTACATCAAGTAATTCACATTTGAATGTAATAAAAAAACATTTTTCTCTTGAAAGGGCAGTTCTTGCTGCGGTAGATATTAAGCCAGATGATTTGCCTGCGGTCAAAGCAGAAATTGCAAATCCAACATTACCATAAAGATATGAAAAAATTAATTCGTGATGGAAAAGTTGCGGTCCTAGTTTCTCATGGATTTGGCGTAGGTTGGTTCACCTGGAACTATGATGAACCTCAACTGCTTTATGATCCTGTGATTGTGGAAATGCTTGAGCAATCAAAAAGCGAAAGTGAAATTGAACAGTATTGTAAAGAACAATACCCTAATGCATACTTAGGTGGGCTTGATGGGTTGTGTGTTGAATGGCTACCTATCGGAACTACATTTCGAATCCATGAATATGATGGATCAGAATCAGTTGAAATTCGTGATTCTGTTCAATGGAAAATAGCATGATACAATTTATTACTGGCATTGTTGTAGGATAAGTTAAAAATTTTAAAATTATGTTTAAGGAAAAATTGAAATGAAATATTGGAATACTTTGAATAATCTTGAGAATGAAATTTTGCGTATTCGCGAATTCAAAATATTATTTGATATTACAACAAGAGGTTTGACTGAAACTAAATCAACACCAAAAGAAATTTCAACAATTCTCTATATTCTTCTTGACATGATTGAAAATATTGATTCTAAAATGCACGATGATTTTCAATCATTGTGGAATCAGATTCGAACTAATTCATTTGATTTAGATCGTGAAGATGCCGAAAATGAAAATGATTCTCATATGCGATGGAGTAAAATTGTTGGAGAATTACAAAAAGTTGTCATGTAAATGAAGGTTAACTACAATAAAATTGTCAAAATTTTGCCTAGGTCAGAGCTTCAAGTGCTCTAGGGCAGGCCAATTTGACCGCACTCGCCTGTCTCGGGCACCATATAAGGGCCTCTAGCTCATGCATGGTTAGAGCAGCGGACTCATAATCCGTTGGTGCGGAGTTCGACTCTCCGGGGGCCCACCAGTTCTGCCCTTAGTTCAGCTGGATAGAACAACGGTCTTCTAAGCCGTAGGTCAGAGGTTCAAGTCCTCTAGGGCAGGCCATATAAATTGAAGAGTGTTGTTTTTGCACAATAAAATGTTGTATTTTTACAACGAAATTGATGAAAGTTGACATTCTCTTGAAATTGTGTAAAATAGTACCTGTTGACTGACTTTTAAAGGAACTCTGAAATGCGCACTACTTCTTTCTACAATTTCTTCGGCATTTCTAAGGCGAAGACCGCAAAAGCAATACTTTTTGTTGATACTAAAACTCAGCGCATGGCTTGGATTCCGCTTTCTGTAGCTAGTGTAAAATTCATTGGAGCTGATTACAAAGTTAAGTTGACAATTCCGGATTGGTTCTCCAATAAAATTAACTGGTCGGTCATTGCATAACAAAATTTCGATCTTTACAACTTAATAAAGATGTTAAAGGCGACTTAAATGAATAAATTTAATTTTCTAAATCGTGCTGAAAAGTATGCGGAATCGCGTGGTGACGAAAATTATTTCAAGCATTGGTATACTCGATACCGTGAATATTATAACATTGAAGATTCAGTTTGGCGGGCACTGACTTGGCTGTATGATGAAGACACCGCTCATTTTTTAAATGATATGGAGAATTGATGGAAATACTAGAAAAAGTGTATGGTAAAACAGAGTGGAGCGAATCCGCATTGACAAGTTTATTGCGTGTTATGGAACTGACCAGACAAGATGAACATATTAGGCAAATGGCAGAAATGCAAGAACATCAGCGATTTTTGGTAGAACAGATAGTGAATCTCTTGATGAGTCAGCATGATGCAGTGGCCGGTAGACACAATTATTATCATTACGCTGCCAATTTAATTAAGGCAGAGTTTGAAATTAAATAATGCCTATGTCGAGAATTCCATTATTGCTCTCTGTTAAAAAAGCGAGAGTGGCGAAATTGGTGAAACGCAGCAGACTTAAAATCTGCCACATAAGAAACACTGCGGGTTCGAATCCCGCCTCTCGTACCAAATTAATTTAGTACAACACCTATATAATGAAAAATCTTTCAAATGATACCTATATATACTAAAGCTGCATTAGATCGATATGTCAATAATCACATTCTTCCTGGTGGATTTCTAACATCAGTGCTTACCAATAATCTATTTGATGCAATTGCTCATGCTGATAAAGAAAATCTTTTGGCATTAAAAGAAATTTGCCAATATGTATATAATGAAATACCAAGTGCGTGCTGGGGGTCAAAAGAAAAAATGCATAAATGGGTAAGTAAAAGTTATATGAATAACGGAGATCATATCAATGAATGCTAAAGAAATAGTTCTAGAAGGCTTAAATAATAAACAACGTACTATAGCAAATGTTTTATGGGAAGCACAAAGTTCTGATATAATTACAGCACTGATGTTGATATACGGCAAAGCAGAAGTGAAAACTATCATGGACATGATGCTAGCAGCTACACTAGATAATCTTGATGTTGATGTTTCTGATGCGAAGGCTTATCTAAGTAAGTTTTAGGAATTGAATATGATTACAAAATTGAATGATCTAATGTGTCGTGCAGGACTCACAGCACAAGGATGCTGGGATAATATGAATGATTATGATCATAAGGCTATAGTAAAGTTTGGTAATCTTATTGTGCAAGAATGTTTATTGGCTCTTGAACCCAATTTGTATGAAAGTGCTATCTCATATAAAGTAGATCAAGCATTTTATTTAAAATGTGAACGTATTATAAAAAAACATTTTGAAATTTAAAATGAATAATTTAATTAAAAAACTATCTGAACGATGCTGGGATGAAAGATTAGATGGAAGATATTTTGATAAAGAAGAGTTTGCAGAATTGATTATAAAAGAATGTTGTGCAGTAATTGAAGATGCA